ACGGTCCGATCCGCATTGAAAAACACGATGTCCGTGTCCGAAAAAACTGTCTTTTCCCCGCCCTCGGGAGGGAAGAAACCCCGCCACTGCCGCCAGAACCCGAACGAGTCCTCTCCCATGTTTCGCGTGGCCTCTGCCAGCCGGGCCTTCGTCGGAAGCCACGGATACAACGTGTCGTCATCGTTCACCACATTGGGGGACAGCGTCGCGTCGAAACGGATTGCGTGACCATAGACCGTTTCCCACTCGAAATCCTGCGGCGTAATACTCTTCCACCCCGCCTTGGGCGTCGAAAAAATGCCGTGCGCGTCGTAGTAGCTCGCCGGATTGCCCAGACCGATCGCTTGACAGTAGGGGTTCGCCGTCAAGTTTGAGACCGCCGCCTGCATGATCGCCGGAGACAGCTCGGGCAGCTCGTCGGCAATCAGAATCACCCGCTTGTTCTTGATGCCGATGATCTTTCCCGTGGCCTCCTTCTCCCGCTTCTTCTCGCCGGGAATCAACTCGATACCGCACTTCTCGCTCGCTTTAACCCCCGAAGCCTCGCTCAAACGGATCAGTCCAAACGACGAGGCCAGCTTGCCCAGCGCCCGCACCTCGTCGGGCATCGCCGTCCAGTAGTCCTCGATCGAGCCCCAGATACGCTTGCGGCTCTCACGCAGAGTCGTGCTCGTACAAAGCACCTTCGTATCCAACGGAGCCGCCAGCCAGTTCACAATGCCCCAGACCGCTGCCGTGTCCGTCTTCGAAGACGAAGCGCACCCGCTCACCGAGCTGAAATTGTACTGGCACCACTCCTCGATCATGCGCTCACCCCACGGATTACGAATAAACGGCTTCCTCGAAGTGGCGGGCCACAACATCGCGACGACATTCCAAAAATGTTCGGCCTTCCCGAGCCCTCCCTCCGCTGGTTCGAGCCCCGCGAGAAAGCAGGCCAGCTCAACTTCAAAGTCCGAGCGCTCGCCCCAATCCCGCCCGTAGCGAAATTTTCCGGGTACAGAGAGCGGGGGCGACGTGCGTATGGGATTTCTCCCAACTTGCTTCTTTGGTTGCTTCAGACGGGGCATATCAAAAATGAGCGTTTTGTTGGATAGTGTTGGATTTGGCATTTAACCAAATGTCAGTTTGTCGTAAACCTCTGATAATCAAGGCTTTACAAAGCAGAAAAAAAGCGGAGGGGGTGGGATTCGAACCTTCTCTTTTTGCATAAACCTGATGAATAAAAAAGCCCATAGAAGCCGATAAAATCTGGGAGAGGTTTAAGCAAAAATGTGAATTACAAAAAGTTTTTTTGAACAATTTTGTTGGACGCTGGTCGAATCCAATATGCCAACACAAACTTTGGAAGTCCAAAAAATTGCTGAAGCGATTGCCAACAGGCGGTCGGTCTCGATCAAAGTGGGGCCGCATCGCGTCAAGCTCTATGCCGATGAGAATCGGCCGAGATTCATTCTCTGCTGGTACGCCGGGTTGAAGCGCGAGCGCTGGGAATCGACGGACCCTGCCGCGGCGCTGGAAATGGCCGAAGAAGTTATTGGCAATTATCAAAGTGGTCAAAGGTTGGCTAAAAATGTAAGCCCAGATAGAGTGACCGCGCTCATTGAAGCCGACCACGCTCTGGCAGGAGTAAATCTTGAGGAACTCGTTGCACACTACCGAAAACACATCGCGATGCAAGAGGTGCGCGTATCAACCGCGGCAGACCTTTACATCAACTCCGCTAAAACAGGCAACCGCAGCGCGTTGCATCAGCGAACCATTACGAGTCACCTCAAGGCTTTCAAAAAAGTTTTCTGCGGCTCGCTCACTTCCATACGTGCGGCCGAACTCGACGAGTACCTTTCCACGATACCTAACCCGAAAACGCGCCTCAACCACCGAATCACCATCTGCGCCCTCTTCAAGTTTGCGCAGCGCAAAAGCTACCTTCCTCACGGAATGACCGAAGCCGAAAAAACAGAACGACCGCATATTGAGTACGGAGAGCCAGAGATACTTTCACCAGATGATCTAAAGAAGATATTAAGCCTTTGCCCAGACGTTCGGACGCTGGCCTTCATTGTAATCGGAGCCTTCGCGGGATGCCGTGCCTCAGAAATCTCACGGCTACGCTGGCAAGACGTTCGCGAAGACTGCGTCGTGCTCGGCTCGTCGAAGACAAAAACTCGCCGTCGGCGAGTCGCCGAAATTCCCGAAAACCTCCGCGCTTGGTTAAAGCCCTTGCGAGGAAAACCCGAAGACCTCGTGACATGGCCCGAAGAAAACGACCACCTGCTGCACCGAAAAATCGTGCGAATGCGGGAGTTGTCGGGCGTTGCGTGGTCAAAGAATTGTCTCCGGCACACCTTTGTTTCGTCACACCTCGAACTGCACCGCGACCCGCCGCGTACGTCGAAAACTTCGGGACACAGCTTGGCTGTGCTCGAACGAGACTACTTAAAGCTGCTCTCGCGTGACGAAGCCGCGGCGTGGTTCAGTATCTGGCCGGACGATGTGCCGTCGGCCTTAGACCTCGTAGACTGTCAAGAATGCTTATCCCAACCTAGAAAAGGAGCCCGAAAATACTTCAAAAAGATTCTCGAAAAAGCCCATTTGCTCTCAAATTAGAGAGCCTGTAAAACAAACAACCCAAATAACTGCCATGCCTAATCAACTAGACCCGTCCAAAAAAAGGGTAACATTCACGGAGTTCACAGACGTTTTTGCGAAACTCCAGAAAAAAGCCGCCGCTGACCGCGTCGATGTCTCCACAGTCCTGCGGGCGGCCACCCAAGACTTTGTGCTCAAACACAAAGCCAAGAAGTGGGAGCCCGTGCCGTACTCTCAACCGGGCCACAATCTGCGCCGAATCACCTACGCCGAGTGGGAAGATGTTCTCAGCTACATCGAGAAAGTTATAGTTGCTGAGCGCACTAGCCAAACGACCCTTCTAAGAAAGATCATCTACGCTTACCTCGTAAAAGCTGGCGTATGAGTCTCAGCAAATACCTGACAATCAAAGAAACACAAACTACGTAAAAATTACGCTATTTGTGCAACGTATGAGTCTCAGCGAATACCTAACAATCAAAGAAACGGCTGCACGACTAAAGGTCGTGCCCCGCACAGTTCACAAATACTTGCGAGCCGGGCTGCCTTACATTAAGCTCGGAGGAGCTGTGCGGGTTTCCGCTGGCGATTTGGAATCATGGATACTCTCGCACCGCAGAAGCGCATCATTGCCATTGACCCGGGTGGAAGTGGTGGAATTGCGTGGCAGGAGGAAGACTACGTGATCTCCGCAAAGATGCCCGAAACGGAAGGGGACATCCTCTTTTTTTTCCAGAGGTTTAAGCCAACAGCTTATACCGTGTTCATGGAAGAAGTGTCGGGCTACATAGGGCGGCCGCAGCCCGGGTCGGCAATGTTCAAGTTCGGCCGTCACACAGGGTTTGTTATCGGTGTGTTGATGGCTCTGGGTTTCCGCCTTGAAATGGTGCGGCCGCAGAAGTGGCAAAAAAATCTTGGGCTGGGGACGAGCGCCACTTGTGCATCAAAGGCGGACTGGAAGCGAAAGCTAAAAGCCGAGGCCCAGCGAAAATTCCCCGGTGTGGGTGTCACGCTCTACAACGCGGATGCCCTCCTAATTCTGGACTACGCGGCAAACTCGAACCTGTGAAGCTGCTCCCTTATCAGAATCCACACGCGGAACGAATAGAAGCGGCGCTAAAAACGCACGGCGTTGCTCTCGACGGCTCCGACCCGGGAGTGGGCAAAACCTACGTAGCCGCTCAGGTAGCGAAAAGAAGCAACCTGCCCGTACTTGTAATCTGCCCGAAAGTCTCCGTGCCGATGTGGGAGAGCGTACTCGCGGGGTTTGGTGTCGCGACGTTCGATGCGGTGAACTACGAAAAACTGCGCATGGGGACAACTCCGCACGGAAAGTGGGAGGGGCGCAAATTCACATGGAATGCGCCGCAGGATACTTTACTGATTTTCGACGAAGCGCACCGTTGCAAGGGTAAAGATTCACAAAATGCCAAGATGCTGCGAGACGCCAAAGGCCGACCGTTGCTGCTTCTATCGGCGACTTTAGCGGACAACCCGATGGAACTTCGGGCTGTAGCCCACGTCACCGGACTCGCCGACTGGAGCGGATTCTGGAGCTGGCTAGCCCGCAACGGATGCCGCAAAGGTCGCTTCGGCATGGAATTTGATAAACGCCGGACCGACGTTCTGAAAAATCTCCACGAAGAACTCTTCCGCAAAAGAGGTGGCCGGATTCGCATTGCCGACTTAGGTGACTCCTTTCCCGAAACACAAATCAGCGCCGAAGCGCTGGACTTCGGAGACGAGATCGAAAAAATTTACGCCGAAATGGACGCAGAGCTGGCCGCGCTCGACGAAGCCGCAGCCGACGACCGCCCTGCGCAGCAGCTAACCATCACGTTAAGGGCGAGGCAAAAGATCGAGTTGTGCAAAGTGCCCGGCATTGTGTCGCTGGCCAAAGATTTCCTCGATCAAGGCAAGTCGGTGGTGATCTTCACCAACTTTCGCGCCACCTTAGAGTCGCTCTGCCAAAAACTCGGGACGCAGTGTGCCATTTATGGAGAACAACCTGCCTCATGGCGTCAGAAGAACATCGAGGATTTCCAAGCCGGAATAGAAAAGCTCATCGTAGTAAACATTCAAGCGGGCGGAGTGTCAGTCTCCCTGCACGACACGATTGGGAAGCATCCTCGCGTAGCCTTAGTTTGCCCGACCTATTCGGCAGTCGAACTCAAACAAGCCCTTGGCCGTGTCCACCGAGCCGGAGGAAGCAAGTCGTTACAAAGAATTTTGTTCGCAGCAAACACGATCGAAGAAAAAATTTGCACCCGGGTGAACAGTAAATTGGCCCGCTTGGACCTGCTAAATGACGGGGACTTGGAATTTTTGAAAAATAATTTGAACGAAGCCCCCGATGGGGTGTCTACTTCGCCACAAGGTTTAAGCAAAAATATGCAACCCGCCACGGATTCAGCCGCGAGGCCCCACAGCAAACACAGTCCCTCCTCTTTGGATAATAAGGGCAAATGCCCGGGGTGGTTCAATGACCCCGACCCAAACCGTGACACCAGCGCCGCCGATCGCGGAACACTCGGGCACCTCATGGTGGAGAAAGAAGACTTCACGATGGCGCCGGATGATTTGGTTCTGACGCAAAGCGCAGAAAAGTGCCACGGTTTTATGAAACGCTTTCTCAAGCCCGGGACCGCACACCACCGGGAACTTCGCCTAGCTATCCAAGACCAATACGGGCACCTCGACCACCTGTTCATTCATTCTGACGGCAGTGCCGACTTGGTAGACCTCAAGTTTGCCCAGAACATCTACAAAGCTGATAGTGCCCAGTTTTGGGCCTACATGGTGGGCGCTTGGGACCTCTTTCCGCAAATCGACACCATACAAGTGTGGGTTCTGCACCCGTTTCTCGACCACATCGACACGGAAACTTTCAGCCGAGAGAAGGACTACGAACGCCTCAACGCGACTATCCGCCTTCTGATTGAGAGGGCAGAAAACCCCGACCCCGACCACTTCCAAATCGGCAAGCACTGTACTTGGTGTGGGCGGCTCAAAACATGCCGCAAATGGGCTGAGTTCGGCGCCGAGATTGCCAGCCGATACGCCGAGGACGGTCGCAAATTCCAGCTCCCGCAAGGTTCCGTCCACGGCTCGGACATCGAAGACGCGGAAACTCTGGCGGTCTTATGGAGACTGGCCCCGTTGGTGCAAAAAGCGGCAGATGGGTGGCGGAAGAAGGCGCTCGAAAAGCGCCTAGAAGGCGTGGACCTGCCCGGTCTCGAACTCACCGAGAAACGCGGGACTCGCTCGATCACCAGCGCCATTGCGGCCTACAACGCCGTGCAAGACCGGGTAAAACCGGAAGAATTTATCGAAGCGTGCGATGTGAAGATTGGCGCTATCGAACAGATTTTCGCGGACTCCTTCCCTCGTGGGGAAAAGGGTTCTTCGAAGAAGGAACTGATGAATCGGCTTATTGATGCCGATGCCGTCACTTCCGGAGCCCCTGTGCAGATGCTCAGGGAACTCAAGTAGTTCAAACCACAACAACATAAAAATCATAAAAATATGGCATCTATGACCTTCGATACGGCGGATAAGGAAGCACCCGTCGCGACAAAAAATGAAGCTCCCGTCACGGTAATCACCCCCGTTGAAGTGGTGAATGACAAAGCCGTCGCCGTCGCTTCGTCTAACCCCCCGGCGATCTATGTAGAGAACGAAGACGCGGAGGGGGAGTTTTCGGCCCGCGATGTGATCTGGCCGAGCTTGTCGCTCGTCACCAAAACCAGCTCGGACGCCGAGACCTACGGAATCGGCACTTGGCTCGTCAACAAGGAAACCCCGGTGGGCAAGATGGACAAACCGCTCAAACTCATCGCGGTGAAAATCCAAAAGGCGTACCAAGAGCAAGTGCCCTTCGGCTCGGGTGTCCGGCCGCGCATGTTCCGCACCATGAGCGAGGTGGCCGCGGCGGGGCTCAGCCTTGAATGGTCCTCCGACAGCCGCGCTGCCGAAGTCCTCGGAGTGCGCTTCTGGCTTCCGCAACCGGAAGGGGTAGATGCTCCGCATGTCTTCAACCTCGAAGGCCCCGAAGGTCTCGGGACGATTGTGAAGTTTTTCGCTGCCCGCACCACCTACGGGACGGTCGGTAAGACTCTCATCGGAGCCCAGCAGACGTTCCTTCGAAAAGACAAGGGAGGTCTGGCCAGCGGTTGGTGGGAAATGACGGCAACCAAGGAAGCCAAAAACGGCAACACTTGGTTGCTGCCGCGACTCCGTCCGGCTGGGAAAGTCGATGAAAAGCTGTCCGCTTTTATCCGCGATCTCGGTGTTTGATTGTTCTCAGGTTTAAGCAAAAATATGCAACCTTTGAGCAAGCTACCTCTCGGGCAACTCCGGGCCACGACTACCCGGAGGTTACAAGAGTTTGCCGATGCCTCCGGGGAAGACCCGGAGGCCATCTGGCAGACAGCTTTAACCGCGACAAGCATCCCACACGCTTTCACGCAATCAGACGAAGGAGAGGACTTTTGGCAGTCCTTTACGGAACTGCGCGAAATGGAAGCCGCCGCTGTGAGCGAGCGTCTAGCCCCCAAATGGGTTCGCTGAAAACATCTTCAGTGAAACTCACGGACAAGCCGGGAGTGTCCGTTAAGTCCCAAAGGAAGCCGCTGCTGGCATGTCGGCGGCCTCCTGTTCTAGCAGCCAAGCGCGGGCTGTGGGCAACCCCGGAACGCGCACTTCGCCTCTTTCCCGACTACCAGATAAGCAAATGATTACTTTCGCCTACGACTTTGAAACCAGATACGACGACGAACTGAGCGTAAAAACACTCGGGGCTCGGGCGTACTTCGGTAAGCTCTCCTTG